TGTGCATACGGTTTTTATGTACAATGTGCAGTTTTTCGACAGCCAACATTCCATCTATGCCAATCAAACATCTTACTACCAGATGCCGCTCAGCATGTTACGTGTGCTCCTATACGGATGCTTTTTCCACAGCGGTATTTCTAGTCTGGCCCGCTAACCTTATGTGTTGGATTGTTTTGCCTGTATGGTGTGTTCTAGCAATGCCTTACGCAATTTATCGGAACCGCCAACTCTAACATTAATAATTCCATTGTAATACTCATCCGTCTCTAACACACGGCGGTCAAATTGCTCTCTAGCCTCAATATATGACATTTCACCTCTGCCTTTGCAAAGGTAAAGTATTTCTCTTGTAAAATTTTCTGCGCCTAGTGCTTCAACATCAGCTTGTAGTCTATCAGATGAACCCCAATAGTCTCGCCAATCACTTTCTTTGTAGCCTCTGCGTTTATTTTTCTTGCCTTTGAGAGGTGGCTTTGTGGTTTTAAACTTTGCTAGTTTCTTGCCTATATACTTTTGCTCTGTTTTTTTATTAGTAATAAGGTAAACAAATCCTTCATACTCTTCAGGTATCACATCAATTTGTTTTCCTTTGTAAGTCCAGTGCATGAACTTACTTACCGATGCCTTTTATTTTATTTTTCTTTTCTGGTTTCTCGTGTAGTTTGATGCTTGTTGTGTATCTCGTCAGCACGTTCTTTTGCTAATGCTCGTATGTCTCGTAGACATTTTCTAACATAGCGATGTGTTCGTACTGAATTACGTTGCTCAAACTTTTCGTTTGCTTTAAAATATTCTAAGTATGCCTGTACTAGTTGATCGTGTGTATCATCCATTTTATTCTACTATATCAATATCATTTGCGTAACTTGTAAATCCGTTTTCTTTTACTACTTTGAGTACATGATTAACTCTACCTACTAATTCGTCTTTGTGACTAATCAAATATATGTTTTTATCACGTTCTCTACCCATTTTCTTTAGTACTCCTAAAGAGTTTTCAACACCAGCAGTATCCATACCACTGTCAATTAACTCATCAATAAACAACAAGTTAATATTTTGATACAAACTTTCCCAAACATCTCGGAATGCAAAGCTCATACCAAGTATAAGTCTATTTCTTTCACCTCGACTTAAATTATCAAAGTCTAGATCTTGTCCTAGTTGTGTAATTTCAACAACAAGATCATTTTGGAATACAACTTGATGAGGTAAACCGAGTTTATCTAAGTAATAAGTTAGTCTGTTGTTTAGATATGCTAAATTTTGTTCAATTATTTTCTTACGTATAAACGAATCTTTATTTGTTAACAATTTAAATAAGAATTCTTGATGATCTTTGTAATTTGTTAGATCATTAACTGGCATCCAGTCAACTTCTTGTATTGCAGATTCATTCAATTCGTCAATTTGTGCCTGGTAAGGATCATCTTCTGCGTTTTTATTCTCTAATGATTGTTTTAGATTGTCTAGATTGCTTCTATGATCGTATGCTTCTCTTGCAGTTTCATAAAATGTGTTAGGCCGACCGTTAATATTACCAATATCATCTAGTTGTTTAATAATATCTTCTAGTTTACCTGCAACTTCGGTTTGATATGCCAGTGCATCGTTTAATTCTTTTGTCTTTCTTGACTCTATTTCGGCCTTTTTCTCCTCGTGAAGCTCTTGCCCACAAGCATAACATGTTGCATCTTCAAGATTTGCGATGTCTTTTTCTGCCTTTTCAACAGAACCGGTGGCACGTAATAGTGCAGAGTCTAATGTGCTTTTTTCTTTATTAAGAGCCAAAATAGCATTGTTCATTTCTGTCCAGTTTGCTAATTTTTCATGTGAATCAAGCTCTTGATCAATGTCAACTTTCTCTAGTTCTTCTATTGCTTTTACTAAATTTTCTAAGTCTTTTTGTTTTTTAGCCAGCCATGCTTTTTGATTACTTTTTAAACTAGTAATAGTTGTTTCAATTTTACTATTTGCAGCTTGTATGGCTTCAATTTTAAGTGTTTCTTGTGTGATTGCTTCTTTTGTATTTCGAATACCTTCTTTTAATGCCTCTGCTTTTTCAGAAAGTATAGTTATACCTAATAGTTGTTCAATAATAGCACGTTGATCGTTTGTACGCATACTCAAAAATGGTTCTGAGTATGTGTTGAGTGCTAAAATATGTTTGAACATGTCATGACTCATACCTAACAAGTCGTTGATAGACTCCTGTGTCTTACGACTATCTCCTTGACTTTCGTCTTTTATGTCCTGCTCTTGATCGTTAATGAAAAATTTAAGTACATTAGGAGAGCGACCTCGCTCAATCCTATAATCTACTCCATCTTTTTCAAAATGTAAAGTGACTAACATACCTTTAGAATTAGTCTTGTTAATAAGATTATTCCTTTTGATGTTAGTCAGTGCTTGGCCGTACAGTGCATACGACAATGCATTGATTATTGTCGTTTTACCTGTACCGTTACGACTACCAGAATCGTCACCTCCTTGATCTAAGTTTTCGCCAAGCACAAGTGTGAGCTGTTCACTATTAAAATCAACAGCTTGTGTTTGATTTCCTACACTCATAAAGTTTTTTACTGTAAGATCTTTTATTTTTATCATTTATAACTCGTTGTATATGTCCAGTAACAATTTTTTGTCAAAGTTGTCACTATCTATTGCAGTAATTTCGTTGCTTACTATTTGATCTACACTTTCAAATTGCGTAATATCTAAATCGGTAGTAATTTCTTCAATTTGTTTTTGTGGTATTAGAGTGATTTCTCTACAGTTATTCTGAGCAATGTAAGTTTCTTTTATGAATTGTGCTTCTTCGTAACTAATTGGCACATCAATAGTTACACGTAAGTACATTTTAGGTTTAATAATATTAGCATCAGGATCTAATAGTTGAGAAAGTTTTACCGTACGGTATTTTGGACAGTTCCACCAATTGATATACTCTGGTTCTTTGCCGTTTTCGCGATCTAGAATCATCATACCACGTTCGTCATCGCCGGCATCTGCATAGTTGTGTGGAAATGCATTACCTATGTAATGAATTTTGCCTTTTACTTGACGTTTATGAAAGTGTCCAGAGAATACATAGTCCTGGTGTTTAAAATGTTCGGCACGTAAATCGCCATGTTCTGGCATCTGTACCATTGCATTCATATAAAAGTGAGGTAATTCAAAATGACCAAACATATATTTGGATTTAATTTTTTCTATCTTTTGCCATTCATCGCCTACTAACCACGGAACCATTGCAACGTCATCGTTTTCGATAATTTTGTCAACAACAGTTACGCCAGGGATATGCCTTGCAAATTCTGTTGAAGTAACATCACGTTTATCTTTGTAGTACAAGTCATGATTGCCTGCAAACATATAAAATTGTTCAAATGAACTACCTAGTTTTTCTAAACTACGTATGGTTGCATCCATTGTGGTAAGATTAAGACTGTTACGATTATGGTGCCAGTCACCACAAAAGATTGCAGTTTCGCAATTATTTTCTTTTGCTTGTTCAATAAACCAATCTACAAATTCTTCACAATCATCGTTATGTACTCTACTATTTCCTTTTAATCCAAAGTGGATATCTGTAAAGACTGCTGCTTTTTTAAACAAATTGTTTATCCTCTAATTTGACTGTAGTATTATAACAAAGTTTTTTACATAGAGCAAGAGATTTTTTATGTTTTTTCTTTCTCTCTACGCAATGCCGCTTCCCATTCACCTGCATGTTGCCTTGTATAGCTAGGATTCATATCATTCATCTCTAAAATATCATCTCTAATGTTTTGATTACGTTTTTCTAAGTTAATAACACGAACAAATGAATTTGTAACTGCGGCAGTGTAGTATGCAAATGGATTATTTGATTTAGATTCATCAAACTGTAACCCAATCTGTGAAAGTTGCAGTATAGCCTGGCCCTTCATTTCGTCATTGTAGGTATAACCACGCACATTTCCTCTTGTAGCATATCTATCTACTAGTTTCATCCACATCATAGCAAGTTTATCTGTAGCTCTTGCATGTTTCATGCTAAAGTTACCGTTTTCCATACCGCCTTCCCAATGACTTTTACCTACACACACTAACTCACCTTCTTCGTTAAATTTGTAGTGTTGAAAAGGGGGAAAATTTACTTTAACTTTTGTGTCTGCAATAGTTTTTGGATTTTTCTTTCGACCAGGTTCTTCTGGAATGTGGTCAAATGTCATTATTCTAAAAATAAGTTCTTCTTTAGTAATGGTTCTGTAGTCAATTTCGCAGTCTGCTTGTTTAACTTTTTCTCCTGCCATCTTTCTTTGTTCGTAATCTGCTTGAGATAGTCTTTTTGCTTTGTTTCTTTTGGCTTCTGCAACAGTTCTTATGTTAATTTTGTCTATACTTGGTAAAATAATATCAAATTGATGGTAATCTTGGTCTATAAAACTGCAAAATCTGCTTTTTGACTTGTGTATTTCCTTTAAAAGGTCTTTGTTGTTAAGATAATTTTGTTTCCTCATCGGATCTCCTGAATTTATATAACATTATAATATACGTAGATAATTTTGTCAACTAAATACTAGTGGAGAATATAAATATGGCTGTAAACAATCCAAAAGCAAGTTTAGAAAATTTAATTGGTAGTTCTGTACCCGATGGATCAGGAGTCAATAACGCATCTCCTAATTCACCTACAGATGCTAGATCAAGAAGATTAGGAAATCTTCCTGAAAATGCTGTTCCTACTAATGACTTAAATTTTGTTGAAGCAAATTGGCAAACTAAACAAAATCTCGATTGGAGAGTACGTTTATCTTTACCAAATAACTTTAGAAACAGCAATTTAATGACACCTTTGTTAGAAACAGACGGTTTAATGTTTCCTTATACACCTCAAATAGTTTTGGAACACCAAGCAAACTACAACGCTTTACATCCTACACATAGTAATTATCCTTTTCCTGCTTATCAGAACTCAGCTGTGAGTTCGATGACAATTATTGGAGAATTTTTAGTAGAAAATGCACAAGAGGCAGCTTACTGGGTTGCAGCTGTACACTATTTGCGTAGTGTAACAAAAATGGCCTATGGTAAAACAAGTAATCAAGGGTCGCCGCCTCCAGTAGTTAAATTAAACGGATATGGTGATTATGTTTTTAATAATGTTCCTGTAACAATTACTTACTTTTCGGTTGATTTACCTAGTGATGTTGATTACATGCAAGTGCAAGTTGGACAAAATGGAACTTGGGTACCAACAAGAAGTCAGATAAATGTTCAGGCACAACCTACTTACAGCAGATCCAGTGTAACTAAATTTAGTTTAGATAAATTTATCAGTGGCGAATACGTAATAAACAAAAAAGGGTTTATCTAATGGCAGAGTACGGAACTTCAAGTCCATATGCAAAGACACCAATATTCCAAGAAAATTATTTAGATATTTTGGAAATTAGACCAGTGCCTGCATCTGACGATGACATACTTTATGAAATTAAACCTCAATATGCTTACAGACCAGATCTACTTGCTCACGATTTATATGGCGACAAAAATTTGTGGTGGATATTTGCCCAAAGGAATATGGATATACTAAAAGATCCTGTAAATGATTTTGCACCAGGTACTAGAATTTATCTACCTAGGGGAGATGAGCTTACTAAAAGCATAGGATTTTAATTTATGGCTTTTGTATCAAATAGTAATAATATTTTTGTAGGAAATGCAACCGGAAGCGGAACAGTAAACAATTCTTTCGGTGCTACATCTTCTACAGGCACACAAAATTTAGCTACTAGTGTAAATTTCCTAATGAATCCAAGTCTTGCAGGAGCCGCAGCACTGTATGGAAAAGACATTCCGCCATTTAGAAATGAATTAAATCAGTTTGCTAGTTATTCACCTGTGTTTACACTAGGGTGTTTAACAAATATAGAATTAAACTTTCCTTTATCTTATAGAATATTAGGACCTGCTGTAAAAATTATCAGAAGCGGAGGCAGAGGCGGACCAACTATTCCTTCTATATACGACATTGGTGGAAAAACTGAATTTTTTATAGAAGACGTAGAAATAAAAAATCATGTTGCACCTAATCCTGGAACAAGGCATTCTAATGCAACATCTGTTAGATTTAAAGTTATAGAGCCTTACTCAATGGGGCAATTTTTTCATAATTTAAGAACTGCTTCTTTAGTGTGTGGTCATCCTAATTATATAGATGCACCTTTTTTACTTAGTGTGGCATTTATAGGTTATGATGATGACGGAGATGTTAAATCATCCTTTTTTAGTCAAAGGCATTTTCCAATTAGGATTATACAAGCAGACATGAGCGTAAGCGAAGCTGGCGCTGTTTATGACTGTGTTGGCGTACCGTATAACGAAATGGCTGCATCAAATAGAAGTGCAAGTGTAAAAAGAGATATACAAGCAAAAGGAAAAACAGTTGCCGAAGTTTTAGAAACAGGATTGCAGTCTGTTTCTGGAGAATATAATAAACATGCTATGGATGTAGAAAAAGCTCAACAAGGAAAACAAGACAAGATTGTAATAATGTTTCCTAACACAGGTGGACTCAGCGGAGTTACATCTTTTGTATCTAACGTTTTTAATTCTGCTAAATCTGCACTAGGAGGATTGCAAGGACAATTTGAAAGTTTAATAGGTAGTCAGCCAAATGCAAATCCTAAAGGAGGCCCACAATATTTAGGTAAAAATGTTCAAGTAGTAACTACTGGTTCGATGATGGGAGATAGATTTAAAGCAGAAGCAAAAGGAAATCTTAATGAAATAGGATTATCGCCAATAAACAGACCAGGCGGTGGTGCCAATGGAGGAGACACTGCATACACTACTCCTGGATTTGCAGAAAGTATAACTGATCCTGGAAATATAGATCCAGGTAAAATGGCCAATGATCCAAATATATTCTCATTTAATTTTGCTGCAGGTACAAGTGTTTTAGATATTATTGAAGAAGTAATTCTAAGTAGTGATTATGCACGTAAAATGATGAAAGATAGTCCTGACGCACAAGGTAGATTAAATTGGTTTAGAATTGAAACACAAACATATAATGACGGTGGATTATTAGGAGGATTGTTTAGTGGTAATTCTCCTAAAGTATATGTTTATAGGGTAGTAAAATATAGGGTAGACGAATCAACAGTTGCAAATCCAGGAGCAAGTTTATCTAGCACACTTATAAAACAAGCATTTGCAGCTAAAGCATATAGTTACATATACACTGGCCAAAATGATGATATTATTGATTTTGACCTAAAATTTGATATGGCCTTTTTTACAGGAATTCCAGCAGCAAGGTCACAGCAAAACCTACTAAAAAAATTAGGAGGACAACTAGCAGGATTCCAAACCGATAAAGATGAAACACCTTCGGGTGGTAGCGGATCAGGAGACACAGGCGGATCTTCCGCTCCAACAAAGGATGACGCATCTGATATAGATACTGTCAACGGTGGAGGCGGTCCAGAAACAGCTGGCAATAATGCCGCAAGATATTTTAACAACATGATTATTAATACTGGTAATGATATGTTAAAGGTAGATTTAAAAATACACGGTGATCCTTACTTCTTATGCGATTCAGGTTTAGGAAATTACGTTGGATTACCCAGCTTAGGATTCTTTCCTATAAATTTAGATGGAACTATGAATCCTATAGACGGAGAAGTTCATATTGTATTAAATTTTAGAACACCCGTTGACTATGACGAAGATGATGGTTATGTAAAGTATCCTTTAGGAGGATTTTTACCTATTGCAATGTTTAGTGGAGTATATCAAGTTATTACAGTAGAAAATAATTTTGATAAAGGACAGTTTAGTCAAACTTTATCTCTTGTAAGGAAACGTAATCAAGACCTCAGTTTAGAATCAGTAGCCGGTAAGGTTATAAGTTTCTTAACCGGCGGCGGCAAAAAAGCATTGAATTCAGGAAATATGATGAATGAAATTCAAGGCGGAACAACCGATCAACAAGGATTTTAATTAATGGCAACAGAAAAAAGAACCCCTAGACAACATAAAGTTAATCCTGGTATATATTTGGGTAAAGTAATAAGCCATTTAGATACACAATTTATGGGCGGATTGGAAGTAGAACTTCTAAAACGCAAAGGTGCAGCAAACACTAGCGGCACAGTTATTCAATGTAGATATGCTAGTCCTTTTTACGGACAATTAAGTTATGAAGGCATGCAAAAAAGTAATAGCTTTTCATCTACACAGCAGTCTTATGGTTTTTGGGCAGTACCTCCTGATGCAGGCACTCTTGTTATCGTAGTAATGCCAGAAGGTGATTATTCACAAGCCTTTTGGATAGGATGTGTTCCTGATACTGGCATGAATTTTATGACACCAGGACATGCATCAACAGAGTTAAACACAGAAGGTAAATTATTACCTACAGGAGAGTATAACAAAAAGTTAGAGTCAGCACAAACTGATTTTACAAAAATAAAAAAACCTGTAGATCAAAACAGAAAAACTGTATTAGAACAAAGCGGTCTAGAAACAGATTGGGTAAGAGGGACTAATACATCAAGTGCTAGGAGAGATATGCCTAGTATGGTATTTGGAATGAGTACCCCTGGACCATTATCGGATACAGGTCCTTCAGCAAAATATGGAAGATTTGGAATAGAAATAGATCGTAAGTATAGTAGACTAGGCGGATCAACTTTTGTAATGGACGACGGTGATCCTACTTTGCTTAGAAAAAAGAAAGCCAAAGATGATAAACCAGAATATGCTAATCCTGTAAAAGGTGATAGAAGTGGCGATAGAAAAATTCCTGCTAATGAATTGATTCGCCTGCAAACTAGAACAGGCCATCAAATACTATTACACAATTCTGAAGATTTAATTTATATTTCACACGGAAGTGGTGATAGTTGGATTGAGTTATCTGCAAATGGAAAGATTGATATCTATGCAAAAGATAGCGTAAGTATACATTCTGAGAATGATCTTAATATCTTAGCAGAAAGAGACATAAATCTAGAGTCTGGTAGAAATATTAATATAACTTCAAAAGAAAATACTAGTTGGGAAATAGGAAAAAATCATGTAGTTAGAGTTGGTGAAAATGGTGTGTTAGACATAGGCGGTAAACAAGATACAAAAATAGCTAACAACTATAATGTTGTTGTAGAGAATAGACACGATATGTTTGTAAAAAATAAAATAGCAATAGAAACTGAAAACTTTTTTGATTTGACGTCTAAGAGAACACGTTTAAAACCAGAAACATCATTTGATGTAAAAACTGACACTACAAATATCGAAAGCAAACTTATTAATTATATTGGTAATGATAAAATTAATTTAAACTCAGGAGGATCTGCAGCACAGGCAGAGCAACCAGAAGAGCAAAAAGAAAACGAAGAGTGGGCATTAGTTCCTGTGCGTATTCCAACTAAAGAACCTTGGTCTGATCACGAAAATTTTAATCCTAAGGAATACGAAAAAGACAAAACAGAAGCAATTAAACCCGACGAAAGAATAGGTTACTATAAAAATGGTACTATGGAAGAAGCAGAAATACTTCCTATTATACCTGATACATTTAAAAGGTGATAGATTATGAGTACATTAGAAAAAAGTTTATATCAACAAGTAAAAGTTAATAGTAAAAACGCATATGACAGGGTAAAAATCGAAAGTCCTACGTATAAAGGATTCAGCACTGTAGCTAGTGTTGATAACAAGCATGTGCTTTATGACATTGCACTTATTAAACAAGACATTATTAATCATTTTCACATAAAGCAAGGAGAAAAATTAAGTGATCCTAACTTTGGGACAATTATATGGGATATATTATTTGAACCTTTGACAGAGCAAAACAGGTCAGCTATTATAGACAATGTTACAGAAATTATAAATTATGATCCTAGGGTAAGTGTTAATCAAATTATAGTTGACGATTATGAGCAAGGAATTTTAATTAGTTGTGAACTTATGTACTTACCGTATTCTGTTGTAGAGAGACTTCAATTACGCTTTGATGAGAATGCAGGATTTTTAGCAGAATAATATACGCACATTATATAAACTGCTAAATATTATTACAATTAAGGAATGAAAAATGTCGTCAACAGATAGACAAAATAGATTGCTGCTTACTGAAGATTGGAAGAAAGTTTATCAGTCTTTTCGTAATGCAGATTTCAAAAGTTATGATTTTGATAATTTGCGTAGGACAATGATACAATACCTACGTGAAAATTACCCAGAAGATTTTAATGATTATGTAGAGTCAAGTGAATATCTTGCTTTGGTTGATTTAATTGCTTTTTTAGGTCAAAATATTTCATTCCGTATAGACCTAAATGCAAGAGAAAATTATTTAGAACTTGCAGAGCGTAGAGAAAGTGTTCTTAGATTAGCTAGACTTTTATCATACAACCCTAAAAGAAATCAAAGCTCAGAAGGAATGTTAAAACTTGATAGTATTAGAACTTCTGAGGATATTACAGATTCAAACGGAACTAGTTTGCAAGGACAAACTATACTTTGGAATGATAGCACTAACGAAAATTGGTATGAACAATTTATAAAAATTTTAAATACTGCCCTTCCTGTAAATGGAACTTTTGGAAGGCCCATTAAAAAATCAGTCGTGCAAAATGTATCAACTGAAAAGTATAGATTTAACAGTATAAGCACAGATGTTCCTGTATTTGGTTTTGATAAAATTATTGACGGCCAGTCATTAAGTTATGAAATAGTTTCAGCTGATATTGAAAATAACGATGTTATAGAAGAAACACCGTTGCCTGGTAACAAGTTTAGTATTCTTTATAGAGACGATGGAAAAGGGATATCAAGCACAAACAGCGGATTCTTTGCTATGTTCAAACAAGGAACTTTAGATCAAGGCGTTTTTACAATAGAAAATCCAAGTACCAATCAATCAGTAGCAATTGAAACACCAAATATTAATAATAATGATTTATGGTTATACAAATTAGATTCAAATGGAAATGAAGAAGAGCTTTGGACTAAAGTTGAAGCACTTGAAGGTAACAATGTAATTTATAATAACCTTAGCAAAGATATTAGAAATATTTACAGTGTTTTGACAAGAGTAGACGACAGAGTAAGTTTAATTTTTAGTGATGGAGTTTTTGGTAATCTGCCTAAAGGACAGTTTAGAGTGTTTTATAGAGTAGGTGCTAACAGTAAAGTTAGAATTACTCCTGCAGATTTTAGAAGGATCAATATAACACTTCCGTATATTAGTAAAACAGGTAAAGCAGAAACTATAGAATTAAGTTTTAGCTTGAAGAGCATTGTAGATAATGCTTCTGTGTCTGAAACAACTGAATCTATAAAAAACAATGCACCTGCAACATACTATACCCAAAATAGAATGGTTACAGGAGAAGACTACCAAGTTGCTCCGTTAAGTATAAATCAAGAAATTATAAAAGTAAAGTCTGTTAATAGAACATCAAGCGGTATAAGTCGCTATTTTGACCTTATAGACGCTACCGGAAAATATAGCACTACTAATTTATACGGCAACGATGGTGTTGTGTATAAAGAATTTAATGATTTAAAGCAAACATTTTCTTTTGCTACAAAAACTGACATAGAAGGTGTAGTAGAAAACACAATTACGCCAATTCTTAACGACACGAAAGTGAGAAATTTTTATTTAGATAGAGTTCCAAGAATACTTACTGAAGATCTTGGAATAACCTGGACACAAACAACAAAAGAAACAAATCTAAGTAGTGGTAGTTTTTTAAGTGGCGGTGTCCCTGTATTTTTAGGAAGATTTACAGCATCAATTTTAAGTATTTTAAAACCTGGTACACTTATAAAATTTACTGCACCGTCAGGACAACATTTTATGCCTGATGGAACATTAATGCAAGGCGGCGCAACTCATTTTGGTGCTTCCTCTTATAAGTGGTGTAAGGTAACAAGTGTTGAAGGGAAAGGTACTGAGCTTAGAGAAAATGGTCTAGGTGCTGTAGTGTTAAATGACATTATTCCAACAGGCGCTGTACTTGCAGAAATAAAACCGTCTCTTGCAAATAGTTTAACTGAAAGTGTTAAACAAGAGGTAATTGATCAAATTTTTGCTCAAAAAGTTTTTGGTTTAAGATTTGATCAAAATGACACAGAGTGGAAGTTGGTAACACAAAATAATTTAAATTTTGCAGATGAATTTTCAACAGGTAAAACAGGCGATACAACTAACCAACAACTTGATGCAAGTTGGTTATTATTATTCCAAACTAATACAGAAACATATACAATAACATTTAGAAGTATGCGTTATATTTTTGAAAGTGAAAATGAAATAAGATTTTACTATGACGAAAACAGTAAAATATTTGATAACACAGCAGGTAAAGTTATTAAGGACAAAGTATCAGTTCTAAATATCAATCCTAAACCTGATACTCCAGAAGCATTTACACAAGATTTTGATTGGGAAATTACAGATGCATATAGAGATGCAGAAGGTTATATTGATAGTAAAAAAGTTGAGGTGAGTTATTTTGATTCAGACGAAGATGGTGTTGTAGATGATGTTGATATTTTTGAGCAAATCGTTGCACCTTTAACAAATAGTTCACAAAAATGGATTATATTTAAAAAAGTAGTTTCTAATGACGGTGTAGAAGATTATAACTATTTTCCTAATAACAATAAAGAAGTAATTATATTATCAACTAAAGCTGATGTAAGACCTTTTAGTGAGTATAATGACGGACAAATTTTTTATTATATTGATACCGATATATTTGAAGTATTAGACCAAGCATCATTACGTTTAAATATTTCGTCAGATTACAAAGCAAGACAAGGTAGAGATAAATTAAAATTCCATTACATACATGCAGTAAACAGTGATGTGAGAATTGATCCTAGTGCAAGTAATATCATAGACATGTACTTGTTAACAAGAACATACGATACTAATTTTAGATTATGGATGAACGGTCAACTTTCTACAAAACCGTTACCACCTAGTTCAGATGCATTATCTATTGCATATAACCCGTCATTAATGAAAATTAAATCACTTACAGATGAAATTATATATCATCCTGTAAAATATAAGATATTATTTGGTAATAAAGCAGAAGAAGATCTAAGAGCAGTGTTTAAAATTGTTAAAAATACAGATAAAGTTTTAAATGATAATGAAATAAAATCAAAAGTTGTAGATGCTATAAATCAATTTTTTGCATTAGACAACTGGGACTTTGGCGATAAATTTTATTTTAGTGAATTGGCAAATTATGTAATGTACGAACTTTCGCCAGATATTAATACTTTTATAATTGTTCCTACTCAAGTTTCTCAAGTATTTGGTTCGCTATACGAGATAAAATCAGAAACAAATGAAATTTTTATAAGTGGAGCAACAGTGGACAATATTGAAATTATTGATTCTGTAACTGCAAGTAAATTAAGAGCCGCAGGAGAAGTTGTAACACAAAGTATTACATCATCTAATGTAGGTGTACAAAGTTCATCTTTAAATGATACTGCAACAAATGTTACAACATCAACAAGTTCTACGACAAGTTCTACAACTTCGTCATCCGGCACTACAAGTTCTAGTAGCGGTAGTAGCGGTAGTAGCGGTAGTAATTCTAACAGCGGAGGATATAGTTACTAATGGCTGATCAAAACGAATTTCCATTAGATGGAGAAACTCCAGAAAGCCGTAAGAGTGCAAGACACTTACCTAAGTATTTTAGGACTGAGAAGAATAAAAAATTCTTACAAGCCACTCTTGACCAAATGTTACAACCTGGTGTTACTGAAAAAATTAACAGTTTTGTAGGAAGAAAAACTGCAAAAGCATATGATAGCACAACGGACAATTATCTCAGAGATGTTAGCGTAGATAGAGAAACATATCAATTAGAACCAGTAAGTTATATAAAAGATAATCTAGATAATATTTTATATTATACTGATTATAGAGATTATTATAATCAAATAAAAAACCTAGGAGGTGTAAATTCTAATCATAGTGTTAATTCTCAACAAGAATTTTATTCCTGGGATCCGCATGTAGATTGGGATAAGTTAACAAACTTTAGAGAATACTATTGGCTACCTAATGGTCCAGAAACAGTTGTTATTCCTGGCGATCAAAAAGAAATAACAAGTACTTTTTCATTAGACTTACAAGAAGCCGCAGGTGATTTTTCTTATGTGTTTACACCTGATGGATTAACTCCAAACCCTGTCCTTAAATTATATAGGGGCGTAAAGTATAGAATAGATGTAAATGCAGATGGACTTCCTATTACTTTTAGAACTGCAAGAGATTTAGACCCTGCATTTTTAATAGAAGAAATAACTACCGGAATTGAACAAGGTGTTTTAGAATTTACACTTGCTCCAGACATCCCAGACGAAATTTTCTATGTAGCTAGTAACAACATTAATGTTGGTGGAATAATAAAAGTAGCTAACCAGGAAGAATCAACCTTTATAGATGTAGAAGCAGAAATAATAGGAAAGAAGTTTTATACTACTAGGGATAATTGGAGTCTTACAAACGGATTAAAAGTTAGATTTAGCGGAGATGTTCAGCCTGCAAAATATCAAAATAGTGAATGGTATGTAGAAGGAGTAGGAAAAAGGATACAACTTGTTTCTGAATCAGATGTTGAAATATCGTTTCCTGTTGGTATTGATAAAACAATGTCATTTGACGAAGGCGGATTCGACAGAAATCCTTTTGGGTCAGCTACAGGATTTCCTGAAGACAAAGACTACATAACCATAAACAGGGCTAGTTCTGATGGTAACTTTTGGAGCAGATACAACAGATGGTTCCACAAGGATGTTATAGAATTATCTTCACAAATTAACGGTACAGTTTTAGAAATAGACCAAACGGGTCGTGCCAATAGACCTATCATAGAATTTGATTCTGGATTAAAATTATACAACTTTGGCACAAAAAATAAAAGAGTAGTAGATTTAATAGATGACTTTACTGAAGATGCATTTAGTACTATTGAAGGTAGTCTAGGATACAATGTTGACGGAGTACAACTACAATCTGGACAACGGGTATTGTTTTTAAATGATAAAGATCCTTTAGTAAAAGGTAAAATATTTGAAGTAGATTTTATTAATTTTAAAGGTTCAGGAACTACAGGTCAAATCACCCTAAAAGAAACAGCAGATAGTAATCCTATAGTAGGAGAGAACGTTCTTGTTGTAAACGGTGATACCCAAGGTGGTAAGTTATATTATTACAATGGTACAGAGTGGGTAATAGCACAAACAAAAAGTTCAGTAAACCAAGCTCCTGTTTTTGATGTATTTGATGAAAACGGTAATAGTTATTCTGATCCTGCAATTTATCCCGCTAATAATTTTAGGGGAACAAAGATATTTTCTTTTGCTGTAGGTACAGGTTCTAATGATTCAGTTTTAGGATTTCCGTTAAAATATAAAAGTATAGAAAATGTAGGAGACATTGTTTTTGATTTTAACTTTACCAAGGACGAAATACATTACCAGATAGATGATATAGAATATGCAAAATCAGTAAATTCTGGATTTTTGCGACAGTATGAAAATCTTGGAAATCAATATCAAGATCTTGGAGTTTACATAAAAGCAAATGATTTAAGTAAACAGTATGTAATTCTTCAATATACAAATGATAACACTATTACAAAGTTTCCTATAGACTGTTATTCGCAGTCTGGTAGACTTAACAATATAGAAGTAAAAGTTTTTGTTAATAATGTTTTAAAGTATGAAAATGTTGACTATACATTTTCTACAAACGGTTCTAATATAAAAGAAGTGGAGTTTACTTACACTCTTCCTGAAAATGCTAATATAGTGCTAAAAACATATTGTAACGAGCCAAAGATAGACGGCAAAGGCTATTATGAAGTTCCTCATAATTTAGAAAGAAATCCTCTTAACAACAATATTGAATCATTTACTTTAGGCGAGGTTACTGATCATGTTGCAAGTATTATAGAAAATACAAGCGATTTTACAGGAATTTTTCCTGGGCCTAGCAATATGCGTGACATTGATCAATTAAGTAAAAATGGTACAAAGTTTGTAATGCATTCTATGCCGTTAAATCTTCCTATGTATAGTTTAGTAGACAAGGAAACAAGTTTACCTAATAGTATTAGATATTCTAAAAGAGAATACAGTAAATTTAAGAGACAATTTATTGAAACAATTGATACATTAGGATTTGAAGGTCCTGTAAAACAACACGTAGACGAAATACTAAAATCAATCAATAAAGACAAAAATAAATCAATGCCGTTTTACTTTAGTGATATGATTCCGTATGGTGCATCATTTACTACTAACATTACAATAGAAGACCAAGACGCAGAATTTTATTCTTTAAATACACCATTCCAACTTAATAATTTGTCTTCACGTGCTGTTACCATATATCTAAACGGTGTACAGTTGACACATGAAAAAGATTATATTTTTAATGACGAAGGTTATGTAAAAATTACTGCAAATAAACAATTTGGAGATGTGTTGCAAATTAATGAATATGAATCAACTAATGGTTCTTATATACCTGCAACTCCTACTAAACTAGGTTTATATCCTGCGTATGAACCTAAATTTTATACAGATACTAGTTACACTTCTAAACCGAATATAATTATAGGTCACGACGGTAGTAAAATACTTGCATATAATGACTTTAGAGATGATTTAATTTTAGAATTAGAACGCAGAATTTATAACAACATAAAAGTAAAGTACAATAAAGATTTATTTAATATACATGATTATATCCCAGGCATAGGTAGAACAACCGGATTTTCAAGAGCGGATGTTTATAAACCTATGGTTACTGACTTCTTACAATGGATAGGCATTATTAATGAGGATTATACAGAGCACAAGTATTTTGTTGAAAATGATTCTTTTACATACAATTATTCAGGAATGCTAGATAAAAATGGAGAAGTTTTGCCAGGATTTTGGAAAGGCATTTATCAACATTATTACGACACAGAAACACCTCAATTAACACCTTGGGAAATGCTTGGGTTTAGTGTTCAACCAACATGGTGGGAGACAACATACGGACCGGCTCCGTATACAAAAAATAATGCAATACTTTGGGAAGATTTAGAAAAAGGTATAATTAGAGAACCAGGTGTTCCTTATAAAATAGAAAAGAAATATGCAAGGCCAAATCTGACAAAATTTATTCCTGTTGATAGCTTTGGAAATTTACTTGCGCCGAGTAATTGTAATATTACTCAAGGGTTTGATGACTACGCAATTGATGCATTATTTAAATTTGGAGATTGTGGGCCGGTAGAATCTGCTTGGAAAAATAGTTCAGAGTACGCATTTGCTATACTTGCAAGTTGGGCAATTAATAATCCAGCAAGACTTCTTGCAACAGGTTTTGATAGATCTAGACAAATAAGGAATCAGCTAGGTAATATTGTTTACACTCCTAATAACTCATTCTTTAGATTAGAAGACATTGTAGTTCCTAACACAATTGAAGACAGCCAAAGAGTATACACATCGGGTATAATAAACTATATTGCTGATTACTTGACAAGCAATATTACAACAAGAATTAAAAGTTATGAATCTAGTTTAAAAAATATAAAAAATTCATTAGGATTTAGATTAGCAGGATTTACTGATAAAGACAAATTTAAACTGATCCTTGACAGCAGAACTCCTTTAAATAAAGGAAATGTTTTTATTCCAGAAGAAAATTATCAGATTTCTCTTAATACATCTACCGCTGTAAATGTTTTATCATATAGCGGAGTAATTATAGAAAAACTGTCGTCTGGCTATTCTATTAGAGGATATGACAAAGAATCTCCTGAGTTTAATTATTATGAATATTTAGAAAACAACAAAGATATTAGTGTAAATATAGGAGGTGTAGCAGAACCATTCTTAAATTACACTGAAGGGCAAAAATATATCAAAGATAATATTGTTGAATTTTCTGACAACTATTACAGAGTTGGGGAAACATTTACTTCTACAGGTTTTGCACTAGATAAAGACAAATTATTTCCATTAGCAAAGTTGCCTGTAAATGGAGGAACAACAGCATTATTTAGAAATAAGTTTGATAAGTCAGAAGTAAAAACATTGTCCTACGGTTCAATTTTACCAGACGTACAAGCAGTCGCTGACTTCTTATTAGGATATGCAGAATATCTTAAAGACATAGGATTTGTGTTCGATAACTTTGATACTGAAAATGAAATTATAGTTGACTGGAAAACAAGCACAAAAGAATTTATGTTTTGGTCATTACAAAATTGGCAGTCTGGTTCTTTGATAGCATTAAGTCCAGCCGCAGATGTATTGAAAATCAATACAAATTATGCGTGTGTTGATAACGTATATAATAACTTTTATAATTACAGCATATTAAAAGCTGACGGAAGAAAAATTACTAATGAAGATCTTTCAATAAGCAGAACTAATAAAAATGAATTTAGAATAGAGACAAGGAATAATGTAGGGTTATATTCAATTAAAATACCATTAGTTCAAAAAGAACATGTAGTATTGATAGACAATCTTTCAGTATTTGGTGATGTCATATATGAACCTGCAACAGGTTATAGACAAGACAGAATTAAGGTATTTGGATACAGAAGCACAGAATGGGATGGAACATTTAATATTCCAGGATTTATCTATACCCAATCTAATGCTACTGAATGGGAGCAATGGAAAGATTATTTCTTAGGTGAAATAGTAAAATTTAAAGAATTTTATTACGTGGCTAATTCTAAAGTTAGTGGCAAAGCAACATTTGATTTTAGTGATTGGACAAGGCTTACTCAAACACCGGAAAGTGGATTACTTACTAACTTTGAATACAAGACAAATCAATTTGCAGATTATTATGATCTAGACACTGATAATTTTGACATCGAACAGCAAAAATTTGCACAGCATTTAATCGGATATCAAAACAGACAGTACCTTGAAAACATTATTAACGATGATGTAAGTCAATATAAATTTTATCAAGGAATGATACAAGAAAAAGGATCAAAAAATGCATTGAATAAATTATTTGATGTTTTGAGCAGTGCTGACAAAGAAAGTTTAGAATTTTTTGAAGAATGGGCGATTAAACAAGGCCAATATGGTGCTTCGGAGTCATTTGACGAAATAGAATTAGAATTAGATGAACTTAAATATATGTCTGAACCGCAAGCGTTTAAACTAGGAAATAGTGATGTGCTTGATAGCAGTATCTATGGTGTAAAAAATCACGAAGTATATAGAAAACCAAAAAATTATACAGGTAATCCGTTCCCTACATTAAACAATGATGTAAATTATTTAAGAAGTGCAGGATATGTTAATCTAGAAGATGTCAAAATTAGTGTTGATAATTATTATGATATCACAAATCTTGATATTACTTCCTTATCAAAAGATGATTATGTATGGGTAGGATTTAGAAATTTTGATTGGGATGTTCTTAGATATGATATCACAGGCTCTAAAATAACAAATATAAAAACAGCTTCATCAGATCTTGATATAGGAGAACAGTCTGCTGTTTTGGAAGTAACTTGTACCGATTCAGTAACTGATGTATCAGTAGGAGATATTATTGGTATTGATACGGTTACACAAGAATTACCATTAGCTGATGACTCTTCATATCCAATTTCGCAACAAGTTACAATTAATACTGCTGATGGTTTTTGGAAGGTAATTCAAAAAGATAATAATAAATTATTCCTTGAAAGCAATAGAGCAA